GAATTGGTGGCGATGGAGCGATTCTTTCCATCATAATCACAAACCCCGGCAGCGGATACGTCACCGCTCCCACCGTTTCCATCTCGCCGGCCAACCAGTCTCACGCGGTCGCTTTCGTATCCCTCTCACCGCCCAACAAGCCGCTCTACCTCACCACCCATACCAACCGGCTATGGGCCGTCTCCGGTGATACCACCATCCAGCCCGATACCCTCTACTTCTCGGATATCCTCGATGGCGAATCCTGGGATCCGCTCGGCTCCATCCGAGTCGGTGGCGATGGCGATCCTATCAAGGGTCTCTACTCGTGGTTCGGATACAAACTGCTCGTCTTCAAGGAACGCTCAATTTGGGCCGTGGATGCCGATCCTACGCAGGATCCTGCCGATTGGACCATATCACTCATCAGCGGTAATATCGGCTGCTCCTCGCACCGCTCCATCGCTGCGGTCGGTGCTGACGTATTCTTCCTGTCCCGCGACGGCATCCGGTCGATGGCGCAGATCCAAGCCGGTACCCAGACCAGCGTCGGACTCGCGCTCTCCAGTCCGATCAATGACCTGATCAGCAGGATCGACAAGACCAAGCTCGACCTCTGCGACGGCGTGTTCTGGAACAACCGCTACCTCCTGGCCGTCCCGTTCGTTATCAACGAAGCAAACGGACTCGGACTGGAGAGCGAGTTCGGTGTTCTGCTCGAATCCGATTCGTTGCTCGAACTCGAAGCCGCTTTCCCACGGAACAACGCGGTCATCGTCTATCACTCACTGGCCCGCTCTTGGCTCGGGTACTGGGACAACTGGCAGGTGAACGACTTCTTCGCCACCTCGTTCTCCACGTTCGGACCCGTCCTTATGTTCGCTGGCGACATGACCTCGATTTCAGAGGGAGCAGGCCAAGTCTGGTCGTTCAACGACTTCCTCCCGAACACCCGTCTCTCACCGGTCGCAAGCTCCGCGTACCTCGATGGCGGATCCCGTTACCAGTCGAGCGTGATCACGAAGGCGTACAATCTGAACGAGCCCATCCCCGACAAGATCGGATACAGCGTCCAGTTCGCGTTCGACAACCCGTACACCAGTTCCAATACGGACGCGGCGATCGCCTACTCGACCGACATGTCGGGGACGTTCACGGACCTCGATTCCAGCCTGACGATCACCAACTCGCAGAAGTTCCTGAAAGCGTACAACCTGATCAGCAAGGGACGCTGGAACACCATCCAGTTCAGGGTTCAGACCAACCCCAACTCTGGCGGTCGCTTGTCGCTTCAATCCACTATCCTATCTGGCTTCGTTGATTCTGTGCGTCCTCAGCAATGACCGCACATCCAACCATCATCGAAGCGGCCCAACTGCTGCGACAGCATTGGCCTACTTGTTCCACATGGAACGATGATCAGTTGCTCAACTGGATCGGAATCTTCAATGCCAAGAAGCTGATCGGGATTGTGAAGAACGAGGATGGGAAGTGTGTCGGTGTAGGGGCTGTGCGATTCCTTAACTCGATCGAGGAGTCCGAGGACATCTATAACAACTTTCCTGATGGCCATATCGCGTGGATTGAGATCGCCATTGGTACCGAGCCATGCGCGGTTCAGACGCTCTGGTTGGCTATGATGGGGCTATGCTCGAAGAACGTCACCAAGCTCGGTGGGTTCCGAAAAGGCATTTCCCGTTTGTACGATTTTGACAGGTACTTCAAACTGCTGATGAACAAGAGGATTTCCTATGGGCGGATCATATAAAGCACCAGACATGGCGGCGGCGAACCGCGAGGCGGTTATGGCTGCAATCGAGACCTTCCCGCTCCAACGGCAGATCGAGGCGGCATCGCGGATAGGTGAGACTGTCAATGTACCTATTTACGAAAAGGGCGTCGATACTGGAAGAACTAGGCCCGTAGATTTCAGCAAGATCTCCGACATCGCTCAAACAGAAGCTCTTGGAAAGGCTCTTGCTGCGTTGGCTCCTGAGCAGGCCAGACAACAGCTTGAGGCGCAAAAACTTTACGGCACCAAGTTCGCGGAACAGCGTCGAGCCGAACTTCAAGCCCTCGATCCCGAGCGTTACGGAACTCCTGGTGTTGATGGCAAAGCTGGAGAACCCGGACTCTACGCCCAGTTCCTCAAGGACATCGGCAGTCGCCCCATCGCCGAGGAAACCATCGCCGCCCCCTCCTACGAGCGCGTGGGCATGCCGGGTGGTCCCCAGGATACCGGTGAGGCCGCGAGGATCCGCAGCGATCTCGAACGCCAGATCGGTGCCGGTCTCGCTCAGGCTGGTACGCTCGATCCCGCTTTGATTCGAGCCGCTGAGCAGGCTGTTCGCGCCCGCGGAACCGCTTCCGGCAACGTCCTCGGTAACCTCTCCGCATTCCGCGAGGCCCGTGCCGTCAGCGAAGCGATCGGTAACGCCGATGTCCAACGCCGTCAGCAGGCTCTTGGCCTACTTCAAAGCGGTCAGACCACCAGCGATGTCGCCAATCGACAGGCGCAGGAAGCCTTCCAGAACATCCTCGCGGCCACCGGTCAGCGGAACACCGCGATGCAGCAGAGCTTCGCAGGTCAGATGGCTTCGCAGCAACAGCGTCAGGGCGCACAGCAGCAGAACATTGCGAATATCCAATCCGCTCTGGGTCTCCAGCCGATCGTCTCTCAAGCCGCTCAGCTCGGTGGTCTCCAGCAGGGTGCTTCGCCGTTTGCTACCCCGCAGTTGTTCCAGGGTATGCAGCAGGCCAGTCCAAGTCAGCTCATGCAGACTGGGAGCAATTTCGCATTATCAAACGCTCAAGGAGCCTTCCAAGCCTCGCAAGCCGGTTCTCCGCTGTCCATTATACGCGGAATCGGTGATCTTGCCGGTGGAATCGGACAGCTTGGAAGTGGTTACAAGGGATTTACTGGACCCTGATCTATGGCAAACGATACCGGATCAAACTACTTCTTCATCCCCGGAGCAGAAACGCCCGCTCCTACTCCGGTCACGCCTCCTCCTGCCACCACCGAACCGGTATCTCCATTCGAGAAGTACCTCATCGCGCTGGAGAATCTCCAGCCTCCTGTCGAGCTTACTCTTCCAACCTACCAAGAGCCGGCTCCGACTCCCGTTTTCTCGACCCAGCAGATCCGTAGGCCAACAAGCCTGCCTGCATTCCAAGTCACTCAGACTCCTAGGCTTGGGCCGATTCCTAGCGTCGTTTACGGCTACGATATCCCAACGGCAGTCGGTTCCTATGAACCCGACCTGAGCAATCCCGCCACAATCGATCAGCCGTCTTTCGTCCAACCTCCTACACAGGAAGTTGAAACAGGCGGCGGGGGTATGATTGGAGGAGGAGAACCCACCGAGAGCGTCGAGGTTGGTGATGGACTGATCACCGAGGCGAACAAGAACAAGTACCTCAATGAGTTCACGATGGATCTACAAGGATCCAACGTCCGCCCTACGGTCACATCACCTCCTGAAGACATTGCGCCGCCAGAGATAGAGGCTCCTCCTACTATCATTACGCCCACGCCGGTTACCCCGACTCCGGTCACTCCTACGCCGGTCACTCCAGTCCCGGAAGAGAAGGTATCTGAGATCGTTGAGCCTCCGAAGACCACGTTCCCGATTGCCACCGTTCCGGAAAATCCGGTGGTGCCTACGCCGGTTGTTCCCACTACTCCTACAAGGGTTCCGGTTACACCGACCAATAGGCAGCCGATCGTGCGTCCTCTGATCGAGCCAACCACGATTCCGGTTGCGACCCGCAGGATGATTGAGGCTATATCCCCCGGCTACTTCAAGGACATCAACTACGACCCCGAGGAGATCCTCGCCGCGGCAATGCGGAGCATGGGTGGAAGACAGGCTCGTCGGTCAATCCTCAGCGAAATGCGATAATTTATGGCTACTCCAGACGAAACCAAAAAGATCAGGGAAGAGCTTGAGAAGCAGGCCAACAAGCGGGTCAACCCACTGCTCAAGGGCCTTTCCATGCTCACCGGCGGAATCGCTGGCGAGTTTACCGGAACCAATGAGCAGATCCGCCAGCAGCGTCAGGCTAAGCGGACTTTGATGGCTGAAGAGGTAGCCGCATTGGAAGATCAGCGGATCCTTGAAAGAGCTAGAATTACGAGAGAAGAAGAGTTGAAGCGTCGCATTGCAGAGAAAGCTGCCGAGGATGAAGCGCGGCTTCTTGAGGAAACCCGCAAAGCGCGAGGAGCTGAGATGGCTCTCAAGGGCGAAGACATGGTTGGCCCACTTGATCCAGCGACAATGGCTGGAATGGCTGGCGCAAAGGCGGCTCAAGCGAGAGCTCAAGCTGAGCGTATAAACGCTCTCAAGGGACGAGAGACAGAAATGCGTGGTTATCTGGCTGGTCGAGGAGTTCAACTTGGAGAGCCAGATGTTGAGACTGTTGCGTTTCTCGAAGCTCAGGAGAGATCAAAGGAGGCTCTCAAGAAAGAGCAGGATACCAAGATGCAACTTATAACTCCTAGCGGTTCAGTTGTGTATGGAAGTTACGATGAGCTTGCAAAGAAGTATCCGAAGCTGATTGAAAATATTTCAGTTGCGAAAACAAAGGATTCTAAACCTTTGGATGTGAGCTTTAGGGAGGCAGATGGAGAGTATGTGTTTAATTTCGGACCTGGTGTTTCACCAGAAGCAGCTGCTCAGTATAAGAAGGATGTTTATAAAGCGTTTGGTACTCCCAAGAAAGACGACCTAAGTGGTGAAGGTGCTGGTGGCGAAGGTACCAAGACGTTTCCGAAAGCACCTCCAGTAAAAGAAGGAGAACCGATGGTTGGAAGGAGCGACGGCAAAGCGAGATCCGCTGCTGCTGCCGCTGTGGCTGCTCAGGCTCGTGCTGAGGCTGAACCTCAAGCTCTTGGACCTATGTCGCCCGAACAGGAGTTCTCTGCGATCAACAGGAAGCTGGCCGAAATGGAAGCCCGCGGCGGATCTTCCGCATACGGAGCTAGACAGACACTGACCACTCCGTTTTACACCGACGTTGCGAGCGAATTGAATGTCCAACCGGAGCAAGTGGGAGGAAGCGTTTACCAGAAAACTCCAAGAACTGTCGTTTCTCAAAACTTCCCCGCTGAACAGTTCCGCAATCTTCCTCAAGAAGTTCAGAATCGTTTGTACATCGAGGCTATGAACAAGTCTGCTCAGGCGATGCGCGATGCTAAATACAAGCCAAGCGGAACTTTTTCTGAATACCAACTGAATGATCCGTGGATGGGAAGCATGTTTGATAAGCTGAGCCGCTAACATTATGACTAAGACCCAGCGTGATTGGTTGATCGAAAACAAACTCGATCCGGAGGTCTATGACGTAGATGCGGAAGGGAATGTCTTTGAGAACCCAATCATGGGTAAGACTGAGGCTGGTTTGCGCTCAGCCGCAGCCAGCACAGTTCCTTCTCTGACTGCTATTCCTGCTGCGATAGCTGGCGGAAAAGGTGGAGCTTTGCTCCTCGCACCGCTTGGTCCTATTGCATCACTTGTAGGCGGTGCCGTAGGAGCGTTGGGTGCAGGTGCTGCGGCGGCTTACGCTGCCAGCAAAGGTCAGGAGGCACTGCTTGAGAAATACTCCCCTGAGACGCTTCAGAAGCTGTCTCAAGCTCAGGAAGAGCAGCCTGTCGCTTCGTACATTGGCGGCTTTGCTCCTACCGCTCTGACCGCTCGCCCTTCTTTGAAGGGTCTCAGCGAACTCGCTAGGCCGCTGACTCGTCAGGCCACGCTACGCGAAGCGATCACTAAGCCCGCATTCGTTGAGCCTGCCATGAATGTGGCGGCGAACGTCGCTCAATCCACCGG